GGGTTTGAGTTTTATAATCCTTTGTCTAAAGCAAAGTGTGGATGTGGAGAAAGTTTTACAGTATAGGAGAAATTATGGAAAAATTGAAAGGTGTGTTAATTGCAATAACATTGTGGACTGGATTGATTATGATGGGAGATGCTAGTGCAGAAACCATTACAATGGATGTTGACAAGTGGAATGGCACAAGTGGTACTTATATTTGTAAAGATGTAAAGACATGTTATATGTTATATTTAAATGCTGAAGCACGTGGTAGTATCTATTATTGCAATTCAGTAGTTATAAAGAGAGATGGACGAGTAATCTGGTATAAAAACTTGTATAGATAAGCTTGAGATGTGTATATATAAATTGTATAATTTAATACATATTGTGTCATAAATAACACAAAGGGTTTTTGTCCACCGACCTTATAACGGGGGATATTATATATAGGAATGAAAAAATGAATAGAAATTTAATCGCAGGTGTTGCAACTATAATGGTGGTAACTTCAACTTATGCGGATATGACAATTTCAGGTAAGTATGAAGGTGTGGCAGCAACTAGTGGAGGTCCGGCAACATATACACAAGATTTGGATTTAACACTTAAAGCTACTGTTGGTGATACTACGGTAAAGGCAACACTTGAAAATTTAACCGGTGGTGAAACTGTTAAGGCTAAACAATTATATATTACTACTAAAATTGAAGGTTTAAAATTTAAGGCTGGTACATATAAAACACAAAATGGTGGTGGTCTACTTCAAAAGAAAACAAATGCATCTCAAATGCAAATTTCAACTAAGGTATCAGGCGTAGGTATTGCAGTGAATCAAGTATCAGGTGATGGTAATGCTACATTCGATACACATAGTTCAATCGCTGGTGTCAAGGTTAAAGTACAAAATGTAAGTAATGCTACACGTTTTATTACGGCTTCAACTAAAATAGCCGGTGTTGATTTTTATGTTGAAACACAAGCATATACTTCTACTGCTAGGAACACAGCCATAACTGCTTCAACTTCAATTAGTGTATCTGAAACTACTACAATTGGTATTGCAGGTGTTTATTTAGATGTTGAAGATGCAAAAGGCGTAACTCAAAATGATGGTATTATTGGTGATGTATCAGATGCTAATTCAGGTACAACTGTTAAGGCAGGTATTGTAACTGTTGATACTACATTGGGTAAGGTTACAGGTAAGTACATTAATAAGAATGATATTAACACTACTGAATTTAAGTTAAAGAGAGGTGTTATGGAATATGGTTACTCTAAACCAGATAATGGTGATGCCACATTTGATGCAACATTAACTATCAAGTTTTAATATTTAATTAAGACTACTAAGGGACCTTTATTGGTCCCTTTTTAGTTTACTATTCAACAACCCCCAGCATAACCTAAGTTTAAATACTTATGTATAATATAATTATAACATTTCTACCGAAAAACTAAACTAATTTGGTATCCATTAAGGGATACAAAAAGGTATCCCTATATAGTTTAAAAATAGTTAACACTTTTCTCCTAGATGTGTTATAATATACATATAAACAATAAAAAAGGAAGTTAAAAATGGAAATAATAAAAAAATCAGAAAAGAATAATTACTTAAAGACAAAGAATAGATACTATATCGCCGGGTGGTGTGATGGTGAACAAAGTACTGATATTGTTATGCGTGAAAATACGCCAGAATATCAGGACTATTTAAGTGGTTATGCAGATGCTAAAGAAAATTCATTTACTATGGAGGGATGTTAATATGGAAAAACTAAAATCAATGACTGAGGTTGAGGAATTTAATTATTTATGGTCATTTAATAAGGTATTTCAAGCCGGTTGGCTTGATGGTAGATATAATAGGGAACCCATTTATAATACTCAAAAGAAATATGATTGTTTAAAAGAAAGATACTGTGAAGGTTATTTTACAGGTCGTGCGTATATGATATACCATGACTAAATATGAAGGGGGTTTATAAGTGAAAATGCATAGTGAAAAAGAATGTGAAATTAAATGTGAAGGTTTAACTATATTACTTAAAGAGTTAAGGGTTCATTGTTTACTTGATCAAGATTATACTAAATTAGATCGAGTCGAAAGTGCTTTACAATTAATTGGTGAATTAAAAGGAGAGTTTGATGTCAAAAAATAATAATCAAAATGCAGCTGTATATAAGGATATTACCGAGTCAGGTAAATCTTTATTGCAATTATATATTGAAGTAAAGGATGAACGAGATAAGTTAATTGCTCGTCTTGTTGCTAATAGAATTATAGGGAAACCATATAATGGGTGAGTTTTTATTTTGGTTTGTGTTCGTAGGGTTCTTTTTTATGGTAGGTATTGAAATAGGGAGAAAAAGGTAATGATTAGTAAATGGTTTGAAAAGGTAAAAAGAGATAGACTTGATGAGGAAGATGCCATCATGGATTGTTGGAAGGTAGTTGATGATATTAACTTTCTTTGGGTTCAAATTATGGATGGGCCTGAAATGGATCATGATGAGATATGTAATATTCTATTAGGTATGCAACAATTATATGATAGGAAGTTTCAAGAGTTAGAAATTACTCATGCCCAAGCTCATAATTTAAATAGTGATAAGACTTACGGCTCATATGATCTATATGATGGTATTCATGATGAGTCTTACGTATGAAATTTGACCATGAATTTGTAGGTTCTGTTTTTGGGTTGATTGGTGCATTTCTAATCTCCTTTGGGTATCCTATTGCATTCTTTTTCTTTTTGGTTACTAACTATTCTTTTATAAGAATGGGATTTGAAAAAGATATGAAGTCATTTATTGTAGTTCAATATGCTTTTACGGTAAGTACTCTAATTGGTATTTGGAATAATTTTATATAACATTAACTGGGGAAATAAATGAAAAATATAACTGATAGTTTAGATGATTTAATGAGACGATTGGATAAATTAGATGATAAATTAGATTCTATTATTAAGACTAATGATGATAAATTAAAAATTATTAGTCTTGAAGGGGAGTTATCAATGGTTCAAGGTAAGTATGATTCATTGTGTGGCATAATTAAGAAAGATGCTAATACAACACGCAATGAAGGTGATAGATTTTTAAGTACATATGCAAAGGATAGATCCGGACCATGGAGTTAAATGATAATTTATTCATCTAATAAATTATTAAGTGATGTTGCATTATATTGTGCTGAGAAGTTATTCGTTGACTTATATAGTGTAAAAATTATTATAAGTGAATGTTGTCTTAAACATGATAATGCAATGGGATGGACATATGATTTATTTGAAGATGAAATAGATATAGAAATAGATAAGAATTTATCTAATGATAAAAAGATTCTAACTATGTGTCATGAAATGGTTCATGTTAGACAGGCCGCAAGAGGTGATGAAGCCTTTTGTGAAATTGAAGCAAATAAATTAGAAGGAGTGTTATACGATGAGTTCAGGCTTATACAAACAACCAATAGGTGACGGTTACCAATGGGTAATGAAATGGGAAGACTATATTAAGCATGGCTTTAAGGAAGAATTAGCCACTAAAGAAGTTTTGCCACCAAGACAGAAGTTGGCATATATGGATCGTATGAGACAAAATGAAATTTTAAAGGAGAAAAATGAACAATACAAAACTAATAAGTGAATATTATAAAGACGATGGTTCGGTAGCTAAAGTGTATCGAATTATTACACAGATGGATGGTGATCATTCATTCTATTCAATAACATTTAAAGATAAAGATGGTAAGCGTAAAGTAACAGAAGATTTTCCATTTAAATCATTAAGATATGTAGAAGATGCTGCAGAGAATTTCACTCTTGGTATTAAAGAGGTTAATTATGCCTGACTTTGATTTTGGTTTTACCCTAGTAGATGAAAATGAATTGGATTCAGTTCAGCAAATGGAACAAACTATTAGTAGTGTTGCTGATAACGCAGATAAAAAGCAAATTAAGCTTGATGAATTGTATAATGCAATCACACCATTACTTAATAACCTTAAAGCTAATCCTGAAAAGGAATATATTAAGTGGCCCAATAGAGTAGAAAAGGTTGAGGCCTTTGAAACTTATATTCAATCTATCTATAATAAATAGGTATCCATTAAGGGATACTAAAAGGTATCCCTATTTAGTTGCAAAACTCTTACATATTCCCGCTAGTTATGTTATAATATACATATAAACAATAAAAAAGGATGTAACAACTATGTATAAATATTTCACAGAAATGATGACTGAAAGTGTTTTTAATAATAATGTAGATATGCAAAGACAGGCCACTGCGTTTTGTGGTGAACATTTAGTTAAAAGATTTACTAATGGTAACATTAGACATATTGAAGGTTATGATGTGTTAAGTGGTGACGGTAAAAGATATGAAGTAAAATCAACTAAACGTGAAGATGCTAAAGCGATGAAGGTTGGTAACCTATTCAGTAAACATAATGCCTGTGACTTTATTGCATTAGTTGATTTTCAAAATAAAAAATTATCATTAATACCACATGATGTTTTCTTTGATGATGAATTAGTTAAACTTGGAAAGGGCGCGCATGGCAGAGGCAGGTTTGCATGGAGTGCTTCTTATAATGAATCAGATAAAATATCAGTTAAGAATACATTAGTTTTTAAACAATATGAAGTTGATGCTTCAGATTTATTTAATGAAATTTTAAACTAATTTGCAAAATAGTTAACATATGTTAGCTAGTTATGTTATAATATACTATATAAACAATAAAAAAGGAATTAATATGAGCGAAACAAGAGGAATGTCAAGAAGAGAAACATTACAATATCAAGCTAGAGTTCGAAGAATGACTGGCACATCTAAATTAGCTATTTCTATGGCTGCGCATGAAGTTATTGAACTTGATGATAAAGCCCTAGCTTTAATTAGTGCTTTTGGTTCTACTGATAAAAAACTTGCCTCTAAACAGGTTGATAAAATGATGAGAAAATTAGATAAAACTAAACCTGCTAAATGGGGTGATGGTGGTGCTTATTCTCCTGAAGTGATGTATGGTACTGAAGAAGAAAATAATGCTGATTGGGACGAATCTGGTTTAATTGATACCGCGAATGATACTATGAATGAGGAAGCTTATGGCTAAAAAACATGTACAGCGAAGACAAAAGGTAGGTATACCAGGAGCCCCTTTAGATAAAGGATGGGATATGTTTAAGATGTATTTCCATTATGATGTTGATGCAAAGGATGCCCTTGAAGTAACTAAAAACTTTATTAAAAAGAATTGGTCTAAAAGTAAGGCAAAAGCTATTTTAGCTAACCCTAAGTATGAATATTCATATTCACATATTGCTGCTATATGTTACTGGCATCAATTAGATATGAAGTTTCCTGATAACTATTCTAATCCAATTGATTTTTTAACTAATAAATTTAATAATTTAGTTAAACCAGGTAATAAAATATTAAATGGTATTAAAAAGGAAGCTAAATCAAAAGAGAATAAATTTGTTATTACGCCTCAAATGAGAATGAAACAAAAGGTACTTGATACTGTAATGGAAGATCTCTATTTAGTTGAAGATGCCTGGTTGGCTGGGGGTAAACCTTTAAAGATTAATTTGTACAAACAAATGCAGGTACATGACATTAAACGATTTGAAGAAATTGAATCTTGGATCAATGAGTATTTAGATGATTACAAATTGTTTATGGCTAAAGATGAATATATACTTGAATCATATGCACATTTAACTAGAAAGGAAGTTAAAGATCGTATTAAAATCCTAGAAGGTTTTGTATCTGATGTTGAATCATATAGAGCTACTAAAAAGGCCATCCGTAAAATAACTATTAAGAAAATTAAAGGGGCGGATAAACAAGTAGCCAAACTTAAATATCAAAAACAAAATAGTGAATTTAAACTGACTTCAATAAATCCTTTAAAGGTACCTGGAGCGATGCATATATATCTATTTAATACAAAGAATAAAGAATTAACTGTATTACATTCATCACATCCAGACGGCGTTACTGTGTCAGGCTCGACAGTTAAAGGCTTTGATATGGAAACATCGACAAAGATTACATTGAGGAAGCCTACTGATATGATACCAATCATACTTAAGAAAAGTGTAAAACAAATTGATAAAGCGATTGAAGAACTAACAACAAAACCTAAAAAGGTAAACGGAAGGATTAACGAAAATATGGTAATATTACAATGCAAGTAGATATTAATAAAAAAGGATTTAGTAGAATGATAGAAACATATGTGAGAACTCATAAGGGTTGTCAATACATTGATGCTATTATTGAATTATGCGATCAAAATGAAATTGATTTAAGAGATGCTAAGAAATTAGTTTCAAAAGAAATTGTCCAACATATTGAGTATGAAGCAAGAGAACTTAATATGATACAAGGTGGGCAAACTTCTTATACTTTACCGATTTAGGGGTTTACTTTTACCCTAAAGTATGATATAATATAATATATGATGGAAGGATTTGAAACATTTACAATAGCTCATGCTATCAACATGCATTTTAATACTAAGTATGATGCATTTAAATATAGATTTAAGACTAGAGTAAATCAAAAAACATATTGGGGAAGGCCTGATAAATACCAATTGACAAAAATTGGTAAAAGGTTTAAAACCAAAGAAGAGGTAATGGGTTATTTTGCTGCTCATCAACTGGCCGGTAATAAATGGCCGGGTGATATGATTAGAGATGAAGTTACATATACTGATTACCTTAAACGAATTGAAAGTTTATCTTATAATGTTAAGAATGAACTTGAAGAGCTTACCGAGTATAGTTTAGATGAATTGTTAGTTACCCACAAAAGTGACTATCCAATCCTTATAAATAAATACTTGGAAGATACAGTGTCGCTAGAGACAGTGTGTATCCTTAATGCATTAACGAGTTTCGTTGAAGATGCTAACGGGAAGATTACGGAAACAATTTTGTGGCCGGATATCTACAACAAGGTGGTTAAATATCAACCTTTCTTAAACATCAATAAAGATAAGTTTATGAAGATTGTATTAAACACATTTAAATAATGATACAAATAATACACAAATAATATAGGAGAAATATATGGGTTTTGCTGATTTAAAACAAAAAGCAATGAATATGGATAGTTTAGTTGGCGCGGGTGCTAAGGAAACTAAAAAAGAATCATACGGAGACGATCGTATGTGGAAGCCATCTGTCGATAAGGCAGGTAACGGTTATGCTGTTATTCGCTTCCTCCCAGCCGTAGAAGGTGATGATTTACCTTGGGCTAAATACTGGGATCACTTCTTTCAAGGTCCAACAGGACAATGGTATGTTGAAAAGAGTTTAACTACTGTTGGTAAAGATGATCCAGTATCGGAAATGAATTCAAAGTTATGGAATAATGGAACTGAGGAAGGCAAAGAAATTGCACGTAAACGTAAGCGACGCTTACACTATGTGTCAAACATTTGTGTTGTTTCTGATCCTGACAATCCAGCGAATAATGGTAAAGTATTCTTATATGAATATGGGGCGAAGATCTTTGAGAAGGTGATGGATGTTATGCAACCTAAGTTTGCTGATGAAACACCAATCAATCCATTTGATATGTGGAAAGGTGCTAACTTTAAGATTAAAATGGCACAAGTAGGTGGTTTCAGAAACTATGATAGATCTGAATTCGCATCACCTGAACAATTAGCTGATGATACTAAATTAGAAGCTATTTATGGTAATCAATATTCTCTCAAAGAGTTTACTGACGCATCATCATTCAAGTCATATGATGAACTTCATCTTAAACTGACTCGTGTGCTTGGTGAGGAAGGTGCAGTTACTTCAAGTGCTGAACAAGTTGATTTGGATGAGAAAATTGAATCACCATTTGTTACACAAAACGCTTCACCACCACCGGTGACTAAAGAGGCAAGTACTGATGATACGATGAGTTACTTTGCTAAATTAGCTGCTGAAGCTTAAAACATCCTTTGTTTTACCCCACTTCGGTGGGGTTTTTAGTAATTA